CCTTATAAGATTAATAAGGAAATTGCCCTTATAGATTTAGAAAAGTACTTCACTGGGCAGTGGTTGGCTGATAACAGCTATCCTGACACTTTCGCAGTGCTGGATGAGTGGGTGGCTCGTGTTATAGCTAAAAATAGCTTAACAGTCGGGCAGATAGAGTGGCTTGCAGATACAGCACTAACCACATTTCCATTTTATATCAAAAACAGTGATGGCTGGTTGAAGCAATTAGCGGGCATTAGCAATGTTAAGTTAGGTACAGCTGGCTATAAGCTTGGTTTGAAGGAAGATAGCACTGCTAAAACACACAACATCATTGATGTTTTCGACGAACTGATTTACGAAAAATTACCTACCAGTGCTCTATTCGGCACTCCTATTGCTTTTTGTGGCACTGATGTTTTTAGACTTTTGCAAAATGCTATTAAAAACGCTAATTTATTTCACTACAACCCAGCTGATTACGGACTAGACCCCACCGATATGGTAATGCCCTACTTTAATTCAGGCGTTTTAGTAGTAGGAATCGCAGCTCTGGACAGCTCTGCGATTGCTAATCAACCGCTTGATAAGCAACAACGCATAGTGGTAACTTATGCCGACAATTTATCAGTTGGTGTTTGTGCTGAAAATGACCCTGAAAACTTCGACATATGGTATAATAAAGACGCCGAAACATTGAGGTTAAAAATGCGATACCACTTAGGCGTTGGTGTGAAGTTTACTGACATGGTAACTACATTCAAGCTAACACCTCAAGCATAAAAATTTGAGTTATGGAAAATGAAGTAAAAAAAATTAATATAAAAGGAGTTACATTTGTAAACTTACAGGATTTTATGGCAAAAAATAATATTCGCTATGTGGTGCTAAAGCCAGAACAGGAGCTTGCTGAGGCATTAGAAAAACAGCAATTTGTTTTTGAAGGAGAGAAAAATAAGTTTACAAATGGCAACTATATTTTTATAGAAAGGAGAAAATAATATGGCATGTACATTAACACAAGGTATACCCCTCGCCTGCAAAGACGCTATGGGTGGGATATCCGAGATAAAGATAAAGGCGTTGGCCACTGTACCGGCTGGGCTACAGGCAACGTCAGGTCAAATCACACTGGAAGCGCCTATGTTGGATGGCTGGTATACTTATCAATTTGAGAAAGAGACTGGTAACTTGAATGAAGTTGCTAACATAAATATCCAAAATGGTACATTGTATTATACACAAACTTTAACGATAAAAATACATAACTTGTCTAGTTCGTTACAGGAAGAGTTATATAATGTAGCTCAAGCACGTTTATTAATAGCTTGTAAGGACAATAATGGAAACGCATGGCTGCTGGGCAGTGAAACATATGCCGAAATGACAGCCAATAATGCTGGCACTGGTACTGCTTTTGCTGATATGAGTGGTTATGAAATTACATTTACTGCACATAGCAAGGCACCTATGCCCTCTCTACAAAATTATGATGCTTTAGTTGAAGCAACACCATAAATGGATGTAGCTATGTTATACTTTAACAAAAAAAATCCAAATGATATATCTATCTTTGTATCTGACAAAATAACAGTTGAGAACATAAAGATAGTATTGAAGGGAGAAATAACGAAGGGGGTTGTCGAAATGAACCCCCTTTTTACTATTTACAATAATAAACTAACAATTAACAAAAGTTATTTTGCTAATTTAGAAAATGATGTATATTACCTAGAAGTGCTGATAAACATTGATGGAGAGGATAAAGTTATAGGAGCTGATTTTTTAGATGTATTTAATAAAAAAGTAGCAAAAACATTTTATGAAAGTTATATTAATTATAAACAATATGAATGATGAAAAACACGATTAAACTTAAGTTTGCCAGCGTTAATAACGTTGTACGCCGCACCACCATTGGGAAAGGTGACGCCTACATGCTGCAATGGGGGGAGCGTAACGAGTTTCCAGACTATTTAAAATTTTTATATGAGCACTCAAGTAAGCATAAAAGCATTATTGACCATAAAACTTTATATATGGCAGGCGAGGAGCCAGATAGCTTTATTGAAAAGTGCATAAAAGATTTTAATATATATGGTGGTTTTGCCTTTTTAGTCTCAAAAAAACAGGGTTTAGTCGATTGGTATCAGCACGTAAATTTTGAACGTATTCGCAAATTAGAGGATGGAAGGTTTATTTACTCAGATAAATTTGTAATTAACAATTCTCAACAACCAGACAAATTTTATAAAAACAGCAGGGCTAAAACTACTATTTATGAGGACTTCAGGGATATAAGGTCTGATGGAATAGGATTAGTCTATTATTCAAATACTGATACCTATCCAATCCCCGATTATATCGGAGCTTTGAACTACATAGAGTTGGATTATAGAATATCAAATTTTTGGCTCAATAGTATAAAAAATAATTTTTCTTTTGGCTACGTTGTAACATATAACAAACCTGAACCTATATCCGAAGATGACAAACGTAGAGATTATGACGCTTTGGAGGAATTGTTTACAGGCGATGACAATGCTGGTGCGTTTTTGGTGCAGTATGCTCCTACAGGGGAAAAAGCTATTGATATACAGCGGTTAGATTTATCCGACTTTGACCAAAAATTTAATATGCTCAATGCCACCGTACAACAGGAGATTTTCATTGCTCACAAGGTTACATCTCCGATGCTGTTTGGCATTAGGACGGAGGGGCAATTGGGAGGTCGCTCTGAGCTTGTAACTGCGTATAACATTTTTTACAGAAGTTATATCATTCCCCAACGTAATAAAGTTTTAGATATATTAACAAAAATATTAGACAAAGAGTTTGAAGTTGTAGACCTATCACCTATAACCGACGATATGACACAATATAAAGACATTTTGACAGTAAATGAAATGAGGGATATAATTGGCTATGAGCCTATAAAAGATGGCAATAGCATAGGTGGAATGCCAATAAACATCGAGCAGGACGACGAACTACTAAAGGACAAAGCTGTATCATTATTGAGAAAGGTACCTACCAGCCTAACTGGAAAGTACACTCTTATTGCAAGTGCACACTTGGAAGGTACACCAAACGAGCTGACAGAATTAGATTTCGCAAACGAGTATGCTCAACTGCTCATTACACCTACGATTGAGCTTGTGCTAAACACTATAAACGTTGCTGGTAGCTTAAAACAGGACTTAGTTTACAAAGTTACACAACTGGATAGAGATAGTGTGGACAAAATAGTAAATTATTTATTATCAAACGGCTTAATTGTTAGAAATAATGATATTTTAATGATTACAGAAAAAGGTAAAGAAGCTTTAAAACAGCAAGATTTGACAAAGGTAGTTTACAGTTATGAGTGGGTGGAAGGCTTTAGCGACGCAAACTTGGATACTTCACGAGACTTTTGTAAACGAATGCGTAACGAGAGTAAAACCAGAATAGCAAAGGGCTACGAAAATCTATGGACAATTGAGGATATTAACAGTATTAGTTCGCAACTTGGTTACGATGTATGGAGTATGCGAGGTGGCTGGTATAGAATTCCAAAGACTACCATTAGCGTCCCCCATTGTAGACACACTTGGCAACAGCATATAATTAGAAAGGAGGTTTAATGAGATATTTTGAAATAAACGGAGGCACAATAACCAGCATCAGCCTTGTAAAGGTGCCTGCCATAACCAGATATTTTAGTATTAATGAGGACTTACGCCAAATAGTAGCTCCCGTCATAATACCAGACTTGCCTATTTACAGATATGAGCCCATAGACGGCATAGAACCTAAGGAGTTTTATGTTATATGGACTGAAATTGGCATTAAAAGAGTGGTTCGTGATTTTTATTTACGAGACGGGCATATATTTACACTATACCATAATAATCGTTTACAAACGGATAATGAAATAAACTTATACGGGCTTTGGGTAATTAATAGAACATTAGGAATAATGCCACCTGAAGGTTATGACCTTCCTGATTACACTGTAATGGGCAATGTAGAAATTTTGGATGACGACTTGTGGCAATTAATCAAACGTGGCGAGTTTAACGGCTTTAGTGTAGAAGGGGAATTTGATGTAAAAGAAATAGGAGGTTTGTAATGGAGGTTTTATTAATAAGCACACAATTCATAAAAGATAATAGTGTAATAGATAGTAACATCGATGATAAAATAATTGCTAATACTATTATGTTCGTGCAGGAGAGCACTATACAAGAGATATTAGGCACTAATCTACTTAATAAACTCACTGCGGACGCTGGTTCTGGAACACTAACAGGGCTTTATAAGACATTAGTAGACGATTATGTAAGGTGGACGTTGCTCTATTACACTGTAGCAGAGCTTTTGGAACCATTACAATATAGAATTACTAATAAAGGTGTGGTCTCAAAAGATAGTGAGAGTAGAAGTGTGAGTGTGAGCTCTGAACTATTGTATAAGTTAAAAGATAGTTATATGCAAAAAGCTGAATATTACAGCGAAAAAACCAAAAGGTTTCTTATAAAAAATTATAACAGCTTGCCAGAGCTCATAAATACTGATATTACAGACGTTAGACCCTTCAAAGCCCGCAATACATCTGGTGTTTTATTATACAACGGAAAAAAGAAATATTATGATACACACAATTGATTTACTCAATTATATTAAAGATGTAGCCAGCACTTTGACTGTTAATCAAGTGAGCATAGGCGATGTATTCGAGCTAAACGCAAAAGCCGATAAGCTCTATCCCTTGATTAATATTGACATTGATAATATTAATGTAGGTAAAACCAGCTCTGAATATAATGTTCAAATACTTGTAATTGATAAATTTGATGAAAAGACGCTCTATTACTCACTTTCACATACTCAAAATATTATGGTTAGCCTAATTACAGCTATCAGAAAGGATTTAAACGAGTTGATAAATGTAAACTATCCAATTATGCTAAATGACGTTAGAGATAGCTTCCAAGATGATAGGGTAGCTGGATGGTTGGCTAATATTAGTTTAAATATACCTTTTGCAATTAACACTTGTATTAAAGAAAAAACACTAAAGGAAAAAGTAGAAGATTATGCTAAAGTTATTAAAACGTATTCCGATATAGACCTATGGCTGCGAGCTGATTATGGCGTTGTTACTGATAGTAATAATAGAGTAGCAAGGTGGGAAGACTTTGTCCACCAAGATTATAACATAATTCAAAATGTAGCTGATAGACGACCTTTGTTAGTAGATAACTATGCAAATACCTTTCCAGCACTGCAATTCGATGGCATAGATGATTATCTTAATGGAGGTGATATATGTGATTTGAAGCTCACTGGAGGGACGCTAATAGCTGTGTTGCAGCATGAGTATTTGACAAGTAATGCCCATTTTGCTATTTCAAAAGGAAATTATACTGATAAAAGTTGGTATATAGGAATTACATCTGGATCTGGTAGTTTTCGTATAAGCTTTGCTGTCGTAGAAGGGAGCAAAATTATATATTCAAGTGGCGGCAATTATCAAACTCTCGATTTTAAATTAGAAAATGTGGTTGAAGCTTGGAAAATAGATAATGCTAACAATGTAATGGAAAAATATCAAAATGGTGTAAATACTGATACAGATGCCTTTGACGGCACTTATGATATGAATAATAATTATGATTTGATAATAGGAGCTATGGGGAGGGAGGACTGGATTAGACCACGATACTTCTGGGAGGGGCACATAATGGAAATTATAAAGTTTGATAGAGTGCTAAATGACAGCGAATTTGCTTATGTGCACGAATATTTGAATTTAAAATATAACTTATATTAAAAAAATAAATATGTTAATAGAACAAATAATTTTAAAATCACAAGAGCTAACATCAAAAATATTAGATGTTATTAGCTCCAACCAGTTGCTAATTATACCTTTAGCAATATTGAGTAATTTTTTTATAAATGTACAATGGTATTTTTATATAATATTTATAGTAATAGTGCTGGATATAGTTACAGCCTTGTTTGCAGCTAAAAAAAATAAAATTAAAATTGAGAGCAATAAATTTTTTAATAGTATAGTAAAGATAGGATATTACTATACAATAATGGATGTGCTATTTTTGATTGATTATTTTGTAATAAAAGATAGCTTTATTTTAATTAATTTTGCAAGTGTAATTATTTTGATAAATGAACTCATTTCAATAGATGAAAATATTTGTAAGTTAATAGGTCGCAATACCGCACTCACAAAGGTTTTTAAGTTAGTTGAGAAATTATATTATGATTTTATCAAAAGGTTTGTAAACAATAAAGGAGGAAATTATGAATAAAAAATTTTTACTACCACAAGGGCGTATTACCAGTAAATACGGGTATAGAAAGCACCCAATTACGGGCAAACGCAAATTTCATAACGGTATTGACCTTGCTATGCCCGTTGGTACCAGGATTAATGCCCCTTGCGAAGGTGAGGTTATAAAGGTGTGGGAAAATGCAACAGGTGGCTTGCAAGTGCAGGTTAAGTGTGGTGATTATACGTTTGGCTTTGCACACTTGTCAAAAATATTTATAAAATCTGGCAATGTATGTCAAGGTGATTTGCTTGCCCTCTCTGGCAATACAGGAGCCACAACGGGAGCACACCTTCATATGACTGTTAGAAAAGAAGGTAAACTAATAGACCCAGAAATATTATATAAAAAATGATATGGCTAAACGTAGCATGCTTACTGAAGAGGCTTTTAATAAAGAGATAAAAAAGCTAATGACTATGAGCAAAGATAAGTTGTTGGAAATTGCAAATGATGATAAACAGCCGGCTTACAGGATGTTAATTGCAAGCATGCTACTAAAATCAATAAATAGAGGCTCTGTAATGCAGCTAAATATACTGTTAGAGCGACTTTTCGGCAAGCCATTCACA